TTAATAAAAAATAAAAAAAAAAAAAAAAAAAAAAAAAAATACATACGTATAGAGACTGACAGAGAAGGAGATGCCATTAGGAATTAGGAATTCTAGGAATTATGACGTAAGTCTTTGATATTAAAGAGCTTTTCGCGTTTTTGAATTAGGAATTGATTAGGAATTATCGCGTAAGTTGTTGATTTTAAAGAGCTTTTCAATTAGGAATTCATATTATTGTACAATCTCAACTACTTTCTTTGTCACATATGGAAGAATTTAGACACAAAAAAGCCCCCTCTCGTTATGAAAGGGGGCGATTATTGTCTTAATATTAGATTGTTATACCGAGTTTTTCGGCTATTTCACTTGGTGAGAGACCGCTAGCCTTTTGAATCGCGGTCATTAGTGCTCTATCGCTTGTCTGTTTATCTTCAATGGAAGCCTTGAGTAGATTACGTTTCGAGTCTTGGAGCCTGATTACCCGAATCTCATTGAACTTAGAGAGAATTTCCTCTTCCTTATACTTCTTAGTCAATTCGGAAAATGTAGTAGGCTGATCGTAGTCAAACGTCTCGACTAGATAAGTTTTCCCACTTTTCTCATTCTGGGAAACAACTGCGAGATCATGCGCCTTAGCGTACTCATTAGCCCTTTCCAGTTGCTTCTCGTCCTTAACTTCTGTCTTTGCTGTTAATGTAATCTTCTTCATTGTAATTCTCCTGAGAGTGTATAGTTAAATGTTATACACTTCCCCGCGCGTCATGTTATAAACTAATAACATATGCGGTAAAGCTATTCAATTATCAAAGAACTATTCTCAACTTCTGAATATAGTATCTCATATTCAAATAAAGATGTCAAATAAAAAATGCAGGTAAATAAAAATAATTCTCTTATATAATGATAGACTACAAGAGAGAGTAGACAAATATAAATAAAAGAGGGGATACGGGGGTCCGGGGGGAATTCCTTTTACCAATATTATGTGAAGTCAGGAATATTTTATCAAATTTTTCGTTCATTGTTCTATTATTCTACCTACTAATATTGCAGGTAAGGAATAGTACTATAGACCTCTGAGGTCTATTGACCAATCACTAACATTATATATGTCAAATACGTCACTTTTTTCTTGACATAGCCCCAGCGATAGAGTAGTTTATAACTAGATGGGGAGAGTTACGCCCTATAATCGTACAATCCTTTATGGAGTAACCAAGTGAGCATAGGTAAATTAACAACTAGACATATGAAGATCATGATGGCCCTTGTTGAAGGGAGTCGTCCTTGTGAAGTATGTGAAGAGTTTGGAATCACGGAGTCTCGTTTATCCGTCCTAAGAGCCACGGCTCTATGGAAGAGTAAGGAGGAGGAGTTGACTAATCAATCACTGGCGGATTCCTTACTTCGTATTAATAGTCTGAGAGGTTCGGCAGTTGATGCCTTGGAGGATTGTCTCAAATCTGAAGACGATCGGGTTAAGTTAGCCTCCGCTCGTGATATTCTCGATAGGACCGGTATTAAAGCCGGGGCCGAATTGACCGTTAGCGGAGATACAAGTATTAATCTTTATATACCGAAAGGATGGAACAACAGTGAACAAGGAGTCCCTAGTGAAGCTGGAGCCTCAAGAGATTGACCTTTTATATGGTAGGAAAGGACCCACGGTTAAACAAGAACTCTTTCGAGACCACCCAGCGAAGTATAGATTATACGGAGGAGCAGTTGGAGGTGGTAAGAGTTGGGCCATATGTGCTGAAGGACTTAGGGTATCTCTAGCCTATCCAGGGAATAAAGGATTCATGTGTAGGCATGAGTCAACTTCGTTTAAGAATACAACCCTTGCCACTCTCATGAAACTTATAGGAGAGCTGGAGGAACTAACAAAGAAGAAAATATTGGTAAATCACCATCGAACGGATAGAGTTATAACTCTTATAAATGGAAGTGTTATAGTCTATGGAGCACTTGGAGACTCCAGTGATGTAGAGAGGATAAAGTCTCTCGAAATAGGATGGTTCGCAATAGACGAAGCCAGTGAGACAGCCGAGGGGAATTACCAAATGCTCAAGTCTCGTCTTAGGTGGAGACTTCCGAATGGAGGATTTCCTCCCTTCTTCGGTTTATTAGCCTCTAACCCTGAACCGGGTTGGGTGAAGAATACCTTCGTAACTCCGGAGAAAATGGGAATGCCTCTCCCGAATCACGTATTTATCCAAGCACTCCCTCTAGATAATCCTCATCTTCCACCGGATTACCTAGAGGACCTAAGAGCGAGTAACCCGGAACATTGGGTTGTTAAATATATAGAAGGTTCATGGGATGCCTTGAAGGGACAGATATTCGACGGATTCAATTCTGAGAAATCAGTTATTGATCCTTTTGATATTCCCTCCAACTGGTTAAAGTTCCGAACTCTAGACCACGGACAGAATAACCCAACCTGTTGTCTATGGTGTGCGGTAGACCCAGACAGTAATATCTTCGTCTATCGAGAATACTATTCCTCCGGAGTGGTGAGTAAACATTGTAAAGAGATTAATCGTCTATCCGAAGGAGAAGAGTACGAATATACCGTACTCCCTCACGACCTTTGGAACAAGACAAGAGAGAAAGATGGAAATTTATGGTCAGTTTATAACGAATACGTGGAACACGGAATCTATGGAATCCGAGCCAATAACGAGGTCAATGCCGGACTCAATAGAGTTAATGAGTTCTTTTTCTCCAATTCAGAGAGAATACACCCGATTACGGAGGAGAAGGGAAGCCCTCGATTATTTATCTTTTCCAATTGCCGAAATCTAATCCTTGAGATTCCAGACTATATCTGGAAAGATGGAGAGGATAAACCAGTTAAGGTAAACGACCATGCCTGTGACGCTCTTCGGTATGGGATAATGACAAGACCTTCCCCAGCCTTAGAAGATGAAGTAATACCAATTAACTCTTTCATGGCCATGAGAAAGAGAATGATACAGGCTAATAAACGAGCGGAGAGAAGGGGAACCTCTCCATATGAAGAGTACAGGAGGATTTAAAGATGTCAAGTTTTACTGATATATTCACGGACCTGGTAAGTTCCAAGTCTAAGAGACAAAAGATGTATGAACAAGGAGCTTTAGACGAGAGTGACCTTTCCGAAGAAGAGAAGAAGAAGTTTAAAAAGAAGAAGAAGAAAAAGCCTATTATGAATAACAATTCCTCCACTACGAAGGAATCGTCAGGGAGTCTTCTAAAAGCAATAACTGGGAAATAATAAATAAGAGAGGGGGAAGAAATCCAGGCACTGTTCCTTCCACCCCTTGCGAACAACTTGGGCACATGAAGCTCCCTCTCTTATTGACCAATAACAAAACGCGGCTTCATGTGGGAAACGTAAGGGGTGTGGGGTCGAGGGGCGAAGCCCCAGATAAACAGGAATTCCAAATGAAAGTTATAGTTGGGAAACTACTTACGAAGAAGAGAAGAAGGAAGAGATTACAACCTGATATTGAATATTGCAAGAACGCTACAAGTGAGGAGAAGTTCCTCCAGTTTCTCGATTATTATAAAGGATTACCTTTCAAGGATATTTATAAGAAATATAACGAGACACTTGATTGGAAGAGGAAGAGAGATAATAAATTCCGATCAGCCAATTGGAAATGTGAGAAGTGTAAAGGAAGGAATAAGTTACAGGTTCATCATAAGAATTATAAAAAATGGTTTGATGTTACCATGAAAGACCTTATCGTATTATGTGATAAGTGTCATAGAGAAGAGCATCCGGATAAAGTATGAATGTAGATAAGAAGACTGTCCATGCCGATATTTCGGTTGGAGATAAGGTAATTAGAAAGAAGTACTACTGGCACGAAGATCATCATGATGAAGATCGTATAAAGCTTAACAAAGCTACTAACTACCTATCTGCTTATATGACAAATGCAGGTGAGCCTGACATGGCAGTTAATGGAGGTACTCCGGTTACATATTCATATACAGTCCCAGAAGGAAGTACTGTCGAGATACACAGACTTTTACTTGCGATAGAACATGGAACAGTTGCTTTTGTATCAGGACATTTTGGAGCACTCGGAGCAGCTTTAACTAATGGAGTTGAGATATCAGTAACTAATTCTGGAGTAACTACGATATTAGAGACTTGGAAAACTAATAGGCAAGTGCGAGATACCATGTTTGACTTTGATCAGGCGTTTAAAACAAATGGTGCGTATACTGGAAGATGGACATTCACAAAAGACTTAAATGCTGTAGGAATTGAATTGAAGTCAGGAGATTCTTTTCAAGTTAAAATTCAAGATGACTTGTCTAGCTTAGACTACCTAAGTATGAGACTTAAAGGGAATATATCATAATGAGTAAATCAGATTTAGTTCAGGAATGGGAAGCTAAGATAAAAGATGGTAAGGAAGTCCGTGATACATGGATTAAGACTTTCCGCATAGCCGATCTTGATAAATACTATGAAGGATTTCAACGTCCATCTAATTGGGTTGAGGATGATTTCTTCGCGGTTAATCTTATCAATCCTAATATAAGAGAGCAAATGGATTCTCTTTATGCCAGGGACCCAGAATTTATAGTTAAACCTAAGACTACTCAATTACCAGTTACTCCAGAAGTAACTAAGTTTCTAGAACTCCAAGGTACTCTTAGACAATCGGCTATTAATTATCTCTTTAAGGAGAAGAGATATAGGAAGGAGATTAAGAGAGCACTTTATGATGCCTTCGTTAAGTTCGGAGTGGTGAAGACTTACTATGAACCTTACCTAGAAGGGAATGAGAAAGCTGGTGAGAACTTCCTGGATAAGAATCAACTTCCGGTTATAGATAGACAAACTGGAGAAGAGCTTAAACAACCTAATGAGTTACTTGTAAAGGAAGTATTCGAGGTTAAGAGAAGAAACCCCCTTTGTATTATCTTCGACCCTTGGGCTGACTCAATCGAGAATTGTAAATGGATAGCCGAAGAAGTTGAGTATACAGTTGAGGAGATTAAGAATAACGACCTGTTTAAAAATACCGAGGATATCAAGGCAACGAGTATTATAAGAACAGGAGAAGGTGACCAACTTAAACAGAAAGAGAAGATTAGGAAGAAAGGAGACAAACTAGAAGGTAAGAGGACTACCTCATTCTGGGGAGAGAAGGGAGAATATGACGAGCAAGAAGTCGTCACCCTCTACGAGATATATGATATTGAGAATAACCAGATCATCGTAATCGCCGATGGGCACGAACTAGAACTAAGGGAAGACCCTACTCCTAATGGAATAGAAGGACATCCGTATGAATTCCTTATCTTCCAAAATAGAAGTGATTGTGCTTATCCTATTCCAGAGATATTCAACCAACTTGATGTACAGGATGAATATAATATAACCAGGAATCAAATAGTTCTTCATAGGAAGAGGTATGGAAGGAAGTATGAATGTGAGGAAGGAGCCTATCATGAAGACGAACTTTCAAAGTTAGAGGAACCCTACGACGGAATAATTATTAAGAGAAAGAATGGAGCTCATAAATTAACCGCTATAGAAGACCCAGGTCTCGATCAAGCTACCTACTTCGACACTCAGCAATTAAAGGGAGACTTCCTTGACATAGCTGGAGGAATTGGAGAAGGACAATTTTCCAAGATTGAAAAGGCGACCGTTGCCGCAGGTGTTGAGAAAAGGGCACAGGCTAGGAGAAGTGGCAAGGAGGTTGAATTCTATGATTTTCTTTCTAGTATCAGTTCCAAGTTATTGATGTTATTAGAGGAAGAAATGACTCTTCCTATGTCAATAAGTGTAGTAGGTCCGGCGGGACAACAATGGCAATCTCTACATCAAGGAGATATTAACTCACTCCATTCTGAGTTTACACATAATGTGGTAATAGGAAGTACTTCTCCACGGAATCTCGACAGTGATAGAAGTTCTTGGTTAGCCTTCCTCCAGATATTAGGAGCTAGTCCTATGATAGGAGCAAGTGAGCATCTTCTAAGGATTACGGCTGAAATGTTTTATATTACTGATGAAGTCTTAATTCAAGAGCTATTGGTAATAAGTCAGAAGATGCAAGAACAAGCCGCCGAACAAGGGCAGTTAGGAAAACCTGGAGTTAATGTACCAGGACAAGGGGCGCAAGCTGGAGGACAGTAATGGCTAGACAGAAAGCACAATTAGTGGATATATCGTCTTCAGGAAGCAATGATATCATAGTAGTCTCTGGAAAGCAGTTTATTATACTTAGTAAACTGTACTACAATCCCAGTGAAACTATCGTAGGTGATGTAATAGTAAAACTTGGGGATAGAGTTGTTGGAGGAATTACAAACCCAATAGCTGGAGGTAATCATCCTCTTGTATCATTTTGTGGGAATAGGCACGAACAAGGAGAAGGCGGAGAAAATCTTACAGTGGTTCTCCCAACAGCAACAGCTAGTAAGGTTACATTTCATGGGGAGGTAAAACCTTGATTAAGTATCCTCTAACGTGTATTATAAGGGGCAGAGAATAGTGGTTGAATTAACACATAAGCGTGGTTGGGATTCCAAGGTCTTTGACACTGGGAAAGTCTTTGTAGATAAAGACAATAAAGAACTCCCCATATATGGAACAAAGCTCCAAAATGGCCTTCATGATATCGAGACTGACGGTTCTTTTGTAGACGTTATTAATAGATTCCGGCCTTATGTTGGGAATGTTTCCACCGATGAGGTTATAAGAAATCGTGGCAAGGTAAAAATCTCCGACACCGGTAGTGAGTCTAAGGATAGGGTTAAGGTAACAACGAAGAGAGATTGTGGTGTAAGTCTCAAGCTGAAAGGGTATAGGACTTACGGCCCTCATTTCGACACTTTAAAAGATACTTATTACACTACAGATAATGGAATAACTCTGAGGTATTACCCTAATTATAAAGGGGTAAATATTGTTATAGAGGTGGCTAATCCTGCTACTGCATTAAATGTATTTAGATTTACTCTTAAAGAATATGGGTGCTCTTATACCTACGAGAAGATTGAGGGAGGTATTAAGTGTATAAGCTCTACGGGCCAGGATGATCTTTATATCAAGGCTTTATATGTTAAAGATGCTAATGATGATTACGGCACAGTAGATATAGACCTTGACGGGGTCGAGGATGGACGGCAGATAATAAAGAAGACTATTGCTCCTGTATGGTTAGGTAATGCGGTAGGTCCAGTTGAATTAGACCCTAGTGTTACCATTGAAGACGGTGTTGCAGGTGGTGTAATTGAAGATGCGGTTATGGCAGGCGGGACTACACTAAACTATGGCGCTAGAGTCAACATGAACTGCAATGACTTTACGGGGGGGAACTATCAGAACTGGTGGATAAATGTGGACTTATCAGGGGAAGATTCGTCGAGGACTGTAACTCTGGCAAAGTTTATTAATTATTGTGATTATGTTTTCGGTGGAGGCGGTTTTGAATGTAGTTTATGGCCGAGCTTGAGACAGGCGGTTGAAGGTACGAAAGATGGTGTTTCTGAGGTTGGGTCTATTTGTGGATTAGCTGCTAGATATACAATAGAAAACTGGACTACAATAAATGGTCAAAGTGCTGGTAATGACTATGACGATACACTTGCAACAGCTACTTTTACCGCACCAACGGCAACAGGATCTTACGACATCGTTTGCGCTAACAGTATTATTCAGGCGAGATTAGGGAGTAGTTATTTCGGGGATATTATACATTCCACAACAAGAACAGCTAGCAAGTCATTCAGAACTCAAACAAGCGAGGGAGCAAATAAGCCTCAATTTTACTATGAATATACAGAAGGTGGTTTTAACGGTTTTCCAATATTCTTTCAAGAGGAGTGCTAGACATGCCAATGTACGATTTTAAATGTGTATGTGGAGAGGAAGCGGAATTTTATTTATCCGTTAAGGAGTATGATAATGAAATGAAATGTAAGTGTGGTGAGGTAATGAAAAGAGTTATGTCAATACCTGCCAATTCTTATGTGTCAGGTTATCCCTATAACGATCCTAGTTTAGGTATGACCATAACAGACCCTGCTCATAGGAAGAGAGTTATGAAACAACACTCTTTAGTTGAGAAGGGATAAACCTTAAAGGAGGATGGTATGGCTGTAGAAGAAGATGAGATCCTAGAAGATGAGATCCTGGAAGATGAGGAACTTGAGGAGGAACTCGAAGAAGAAGGAGACGGTGAAGAGGAAGAAGAGGACGGAGATTTAGAGGAGGAAGAAGAAGAGTTTGACCCTGAGAAGGTTAAAAATCTCTTTGACCCTAATGAATATCCAAAAGAACTTCAACCAGCATTTAAGAAAATGCAGGGAATCTTCACTAGGAAGTTACAGGAAAATAAGGATAAACTCACCTTAGTTGAATTAATGGAGAGTAATCCGGAAGAACTTGTAGCAATGCTGGCTAAGAAGACTGGACTTACGGTGACTAAGGAGGCGGAGGAAGAAGGGAAGGAACTTTCTGAAACAGAGAAGTGGATAGTCGGGTTGATAAAGGAGCATACTAAAGGTGCTGGCAGTGATATCAGAACTGAAGTGGCTCAAATGAAATCCGCTCAGAGACTTGAGTTGTTATCGGAGAAACATCCGGACTGGACTATGTATGAAGATGAAATGGCCGCTATTGTTAAGAAGCATCCTACAATGGCAGACGATCTTGATACTGTTTATACCTTGGCCAAGAAGTCTATCGATGAAGCTGGTACTGTATTAGCGCGTAGTAAAAAGAAAAAGCAAGTGGCTACAAAGACAAGGACAAGTAAGAAGGTTAAGTCGGAACCTCGTCCTAAAACTGCCAAGGAAGCTCTCGAAGCTGCCTTTAGTAAATTGTATGGGAAGGATTAGTACAATAAACCATTAAGGTCCATTGGACAATAAATAAGGAGGAATTAAATTATGGCACCTAGTCAAAGAACTATAGACTATGATGCTGTTCTAGCCACTACCCTAGATGCTTATAGGCCAGAGATGGTTAATAACATCGCTAAGGAAAGTGTCCTTATGTCTGCTATTAAAGAGAAAGGTGGTTACCGTTCTCAAGACGGTGGTGATAGAATCAGAATCGAATTGATGTATGGAAAGACTCCGGTCGCTTCCTACTCCGGTTACGATACTCTTGATACCACTCCAGCAGATGGTATGACAACTGCTTTTTATGATTGGCGTCAAATCGCGACTCCAATTGCTATTAGCAGGAAAGAGGAAAGAAAGAACAGCGGAAAATCTAAGATCATATCGCTCTTAGATAGTAAGATCAAACAGGCAGAAATGTCAATAACCGAAGAATTGAATTACCAACTTCTTGGTAAGACAGTTTCAGGTGGAGTATTTGTAGAAGGTAATAATACTAAAGATATTACCTCTCTTGCTCAAATGCTTCCGAAAAACCCAGGTGGGGCAGTTAGTATTGGTAATATTGACCCATCTACGTATTCTTGGTGGAGACCTAAAGTTGTTGACGGTTCTACGGACGGAGCTACAACTCAGGACACTAATACAAACGCCGGTTTCGATCTGAATACATATGCAGAACTTCGGCAGGCTATGAAGAGAACTTATAACTTCTGTACTCGTGGCCCCGGTGGAGCTCCTAATATGGTCATGACCGATCAAGTTGGTTACGAGACGTATGAGAATGCTCTTGAGGATAAAGTTCGTTATGGTGTTGAGTCCGCTCATATGCCTTTCGATAATATCCTGTTCAAGCCTGGTTGTCCCATCTATTGGGATGAGCAAATGCCTGACATAGAGAATGGAGCGAATTATGAGAATCCTAATGCTACTCCTACATCTACCTTCTACTTCCTTAATACGAAGTTCCTGGAGATAGTATACGATAGCCAGACGGACTTCATGACAACTGCATTCACCAAGCCTGAGAATCAAGATGCCAAAGTGGCTCACATTCTCTGGTATGGTAATCTTACCTGTAGTAATAGAAGGAAGCAAGGTCTTCTCTACGGTGTAAGTCAATCTATAACTTCATAATCCAAAGGAGGAAATTAATATGTTATGGCAAAGAATTAACAGAGGCGATCCTGAGAAATGTTTCATTGTTGTTTACAACAGTTACTCAACAGCCTCACTAACAAATGGGCAAGCGGTATCTTGGGACTATGTAACTGATGCCGATGGTGTCGGAGTTACTCTTCCCCCGGCTCGTGCGGTATCTGGAGGTACATCTATTGCAGGTGTTGCCGCTGATACGATAGCCGCTGGTGAGTACGGACTCTGCCAGACTTACGGTTACCATAGTGCGGTAAGGATGAGGACTGCTACAGGTGGTTCTCCAGCGATTGCTGCTGGGCGTCCATTGGTAATGAGTGCTCTTACCACATTCGCTCTTGAAAGTGTTTCAACAGCCTCGACTGCGGTATTGACATTCCCTTGTGGATTCTCTCTCGCTGCTCAAGCTAGTTGGACTACTAAGGCAGTCGCTGCCTTTATCAAAGCACTGTAGTTTTATTTGGGAGGAGGACTATTCTTCTCCTCCCTTTTTTTCTAACACTAATTCAATAAGGGGTTTAAAATGAGTGAAGCAGTTGTAGGTAAGTACGAAGGTAGGAAGAAAACATACTTAGAGATAAATGGACTAGGTCATGATTCCATTCTACGTTGCGGTAAATGCCTTAAGTTAATACTCATGGAAGATGTAAAGAAGAACGGTCAATGTCACCTATGTGGCAGTACTAAGGTAACGGAAGTAAGAACACTTACAGATGAAGAGAGAAACCAGATTATTAATGAGATGGATTTTCCCTTCAAAGAAGAGTTCTTAAAGGAGTTTACCAATGACAAAAAATAAGAAGAAAGTATTTATAGGAATACCTTGTTTCGGAACAGTAGCACCAGAGATATTGGAAGATTGGATGAGATGGACATATCACCTTGGTAGGCGATTGACCAATTATGATTTCTTCCTTGGAATTAAAACTAAGAGTGAACAGTTCAGAGCTAGGAATTCAATAGTAACAGCGGCTAGGCAGATAGGGGCCGATTATCTTCTCATGCTGGATGATGATATGATTATTGATATTGATAAGAATATTGGAGAGAGTTCTAGTTATTCTTTTATTGATAAGCTCATCAATCACGGGAAGGATATTTGTGGAGCCTTATATTACCACCGTGGTGGAGAGTGTCGTCCTATAGCCATGATGGAATATGGAACTGCTCATAGGTTCTTAAGGGATGATGAGATAACTCATTCACTTCAAGAGGTAGATGTAGCCGGTGGTGGTTGCCTTATGATTGATATGAAGGTATTCGACGGACTGAAGGAACCTTATTTCGCTCCTGAATTCGAATATGGAACGGATATACAACTATGTAAGAAGGCGAAGGAAGCTGGATTCTCCGTGTTCATAGATTCGAGTATTGAATTCGGACACCTTAAGAATGAGCGTTCTATCGTTACTTCCAGAAACCGTCACATTCATATGGCTCAAGATATGGTAGCCGGTGAGGAGAGTGTGAAGTTTGTAACCAGTGAAATTCTTATGGATCTTGTTGAGGATGCCAAGAAGTTTACCGGTTACAATACTATAGACGAGATGGTAGGTGCTGGTAATTCCTTCATGGATGAATGGGAAGAAGGACTTGGTCCAGAGGAAGTAGCAGATTGGTACAGGAAGTATCCTAATGAGAGAGTGGCTAGGCAGGTGGCTTATCTCACGCAGACTGCTCATAAGAAACAACTATTGGATACAGTTCTCCAGTCCGTCTCTGATGCCAAACCTTATCGTATTCTAGACTTCGGTTGTGGAACTGGTACTATTGGATATGAGCTTGCTAAGAGAGGTCATGATGTTCACTTTATGGATATAAAAGATACAGCAACATTTAAGTTTCTCCAATGGAGAATTAAAGAGAATAATCTCAAAGGTATATTTATAGATTCACATGGAGGTCCTCCAGTAGGATTGGATGGGAATAAGTTTGATGTTATAATCGCTATGGATTCCATAGAGCATATAGAGGATTGGCCAGAAGCCGTTAGGATACTTGCTGATAGGTTAGATTCTCAAGGAGTAATGTTCTCGAATAACGGAATACTAGACGATCAAGGACACCCTGAGCATTTCCCACTTAAGCCTAAGGATTTCCAGATTGAAATGATTAAGAACGGATTGCAACCAGTAAATCAAATTACGTATATTAAACAAGGAGGTTAACATGTTATCGCCAATAATCGAAAGAGTTTCATTGTATTCTACTAACCATGGTGGAATTAGATTCCACGACTTCAATCTTGTTCAGACTACACTAGGAGCTATGATTGAAAGTAGGAATCTGTCTCCTATCCCAGTTGAGCAAGGTGCGGATATAGCTAATTTCGATCAGGAGAATAATGAGATTACGGCGTTGAGACAAGTAGATGAGAATAAGATATTTGGTTGGTATTCTCATAATGGAAGCCAGGTACCTTATGATGTGAGGATTTAAATGTTTATATTATCCGACCTAAAGACAAGAGTTAAGGATATAATTGGAGACTTTTCTCCAGAGACTCTTTGGGATTCTACTCTCGATGCCGGGATTGAGGATTATATTAATGATGCCTTTGAGGAAATCAGTGTTAAAACTGGAGCCTATAAAGAGCAGATGTATATTCCTCTTTCGGCCGGAAAGAGAAGTTATCAGATAGTTCCCAGTTCGCGAGGAGGCCAGTTTTTATATCCAACGAATGTACGTCTTATGGGACAAAGGCGTGACTTGGTACTAACCGATGTTCGCAAATTGTCACGTAACGACTACAGGTGGATGACAAGAACTGGCTCTCCTCAAGAATTTTACATGGTCGGAGTTGATGTTATTAGAACTGTTCCCTATTCAAGTGAGGGAGGGGATGTATTACTTCTAGAGGGTGTGGTCATTCCACCCTCCTATTCTTCAAACACGGAACCAATAGATATTCAAGATAGTTTTATTAATACAATTTGCGAGTATGCCAGTTACATGATGCTTCTGGAGATGAGAAAACTTCCAGCGGCTAGTAAAGCTTTTACCATGTATGCCCAGAGTATAGGGTTATATGATAATAAAGTTATCAATAAAACTAATAAGGTTTGGAAACTAGAAGGAGTAGGTTCAAATGAATCTTGGTGATAGTAGGAATAAAATTAGGAGAATGGTTAGGGATAAGGGAAGTAATATCTTCTCGGATTCTCAAATAGATAGGATATGGAACGAGATGCAATATAAGTTTGCAGCCGATACAGATATCCTTGAAGAGGAAGTTGTTCTCCCAGTTCCTGCTCTTATACAAATGGTTTATACCTATAGATGGGAAGATGAGTATGCTGGGAAACCTTCGAATCTTCTATATTCTTTTATGGATGACTATACTTATACACAACCATGGGAGCCTATTATTCTCCGGCCTATAACTCCAACTATAGATGGAGGTATTACCAGTACTCAATCATGGGAGGCGTTCTATGCTAATGTCCAGAACAGATTGGTGCATTATTTCCCTAGTGATTACCTTACTTATTCTTTCGTGGCTTATGACGAGAAACCAATAGAGAGTCAGAATAGGAAGAAACTAGATACAGGGAATGAAGCATTTCTTACCAAGACAGGAGTTAATCCTGTTCTCTATGTAGATGATTATTCCTCTGGGATATTTTATCTCTATCCTAAGGTTACGAGTGCGTATGGAGGACAGGAGCTTAATTTAGATACCGGGGTGGTGGGATATGATAGTGGAGGGAATATTAATCCAGATAACGATTATGGAGCCGTTGTCTATTCCAGTGAGTATCACATAGATAATGATTACGGAGTTGTTACGAGTTTTAATATTCCTGCGAATAACCTCACTCTTATTTATTCTAGAATTCCTAGGATGATTAGCGAGGATACGAATAAAAGTGATCTTCCTATGTGGTGCCTTAAGTATGTAGAGTTTGCAGTATTAGAAAGACTCTTTCGGATGGAAACTGATATACAGAATTTAGAACTTTCTCAACACTTTGGAGATAGGTACAATGCAGGATTAAGATTGGTAAGTGAGTATAAATCTAACTGTAAAACTATGAGAGCTTATAAATTGGAACAAGAGAACCATAAAACTAATTATCGGAGAAGGCTCGCTGATCTTCCTAGCCATTATCCATCCTACTGGAGATAAGATATGACTATTGAGAAAGGTAAAATAGGGGTTGAGGATATTGAATTTGGAACTGATACTTTTACTAGGACTGGAAGGAGTGGAACGCCAATTACTGTTAGTAAGTTTAACGCTTCGCATCTTCCCATAGCAGATGCAGGAAGTAAGTTCACCAGTGAAACTACAGAAGGAGCCCTTCAAGAATGTCTTACTGAAAATGGAGAAGGTTCTGGAGCGAAGAATTATACTAATAAAAGTGGTGCCCAGCGTGTAGCTGGAGATGTAGTAAGGATAGATACAGATACCGATGAAGCGTTTGAATTAACTACTACCAGTGGTGATACTCTCGTCTTTGGAGTAGTTGCTGAGACAATTGAGAATGATGCTTCTGGTAAGGTCATAACAGGTGGGTATGTTTCCGCTATTAAAGTGGATGGAGCATGTGCTAGAGGTTCCTATCTAAAGACAAGTTCTACTACTACTAAGGCAACACCTATAGCAAGTTACGAATCAGGGGCCTTCGCTATAGCACTTACAAGTGTAGGTGGTGCGGGAGAAGTTAGTGCTTTTATTTTCGGAGGTATCTCAGCAAATTATCTTCCTCTTACTGGAGGAACAATGACTGACGAATTTACCAGTGCAGGTAGGAGAGTTGGATATGTTGCTAAGTCCTCTGCTTATCAGACGGTAGATACAGACGAGTTCATAGACGTAGCTGCTGGAGCTGGAGGAGTTACAATAACTATACATAGTGCAGGGATATTGAAAGCAGGTAAAAGATGGTACATACATAATGCAGACGGAGGGGCTGGTAATGTAACCATTGCTACCGAAGGAAGTGAGACTATTAACGGAAATGGTACGTTAGTATTATCTAATCAATATGATGTTACCGAACTTGTGAGTGACGGAACTAATCTAACGTCAATAGGTACTCCTTACATATTAGACCCTATTAATGATACAGGGGAAGTTGTTCTAACAGACCAAGCAACTATAACTACAGATGCAAGTTTAGGAACTGCCTTTACTGTAACACTGTCAGGTAATAGAACTCTAGGAGCTCCTTCTAATCCTACAACTGGACAAAGATGTATATGGAGACTCCTTCAAGATGGTACAGGTACAAGGACAATAACACTTGCTAGTGGTGCAGGAGGATTCAGATATGGAACAGATATTACAGGGATTACTCTATCTACTGCAGCCAATAAAGCAGATTACATAGCTGCTTATTATAATTCAACTGCCGATAGATGGGACGTAATCGGATTTATAAAGGGGTTTTGATATGTATTGGAGAAGTATAAGTAGATCATGCACTACTCTTGCGTACGGAGCGGGCCTATATGTTGTAGGAACTAACGACGCTAAAATTTACTCCTCTCCAGATTTAGTTACTTGGACTGAAAGAACTAATCCTGGAGGGTCTCTTCATGATGTAGTAAGTATATGCTGGAATGGGAGTATATTTGTTGGAGTAGGTAATGATGGGTCATCATCTCCGGGAGGAAGTTATATCGTCACCTCTTCTGATGGAGTAACATGGACGGAGCGTACTGGTCCTGGAGATGATTCGCACCTGAATAAAGTTGCATGGAACGGGTCTGTATTTTGTGCGGGAGGGTCTCAAGGAGTAACTAATACGTATATCATTACCTCTCCTGACGGTATTACGTGGACAGAAAGAACTTCTACCTTGACCAGCATACAAGGTATTGCATGGAACGGGTCTGTATTTTGTGCGGTTGGAGGAATAACTATAGAGACCTCTCCTGACGGTATTACGTGGACAAGTAGGACTGTTGCAGGAAGTCCGGCAGGCATGGTAGATGTTACCTGGAACGGAACTGTATTCTGCTCTGTCGGTTATCAATCGGGTCCTCCATATTCATATGCTGCGACCTCTCCTGACGGTATTACGTGGACAGAACGTACTACAGGAGCCTATTGGTTTTTATACGGAATAAATTCAGATGGGACAGATTTGCGTGCAGTAGGATATGGCGGCTCAGGACCTGCTACTCAAGCCGTAAAATCTGTAGATGATGGCGTAACATGGACAGATTTTGACAATAGGGGTAATTTTAAAACGCCTAGTGATGTAGAATACACTAATAATCAATGGTTTGTTTTAAGCGATTATGGTAGTTATGTAGGAGTTGAGGGAGTTGGAATATTATGGATGTAAAATTAGATGGGGGTTTGAATCTCTCAGATGCCAGCTCTCTTCAACCTAATGAGCTTGCCATAAGTCTTAATACAGATTTCAGGAAAGACGGAGTTGTTAGAAGTAGGGACGGAAGGCTTCCTCTTTATTCATCTACAGATAGTAGTTCGATAGAGGGTGCTAATGGAAACATCTTCTCATTCGATACAGATGTTTATAAGAATGGCGCTTCCCTTTCTGCTTCCATAGCGTCTCTTTCTAGTATCGGGAAAATGGCTCTTAGTAATTTATCAGAGGAGACTTTATTCCTAGCCACTAATACCAATCAGAAGGTGGAGAATGACGGGACGGTTTCTAAGTGGGGAATATCTGCTCCGTCTGTTGCACCTACTCTAGCTATTGGAGCGGCTGGTTCTTTAACAGGAGATTACTATTTCAAATACACTTATGTAAGAAAGTCTGGAAGTATATTAGTTCACGAAAGTAATCCTTCTCCGGCTAGTTTGGTAATTGCTGCTACATCGGATAAGATAGATGTTACCTGTACAGCTAGTTCCGATTCGCAGGTTACTCATATTAGAATATATAGAACTCTTGCTAACCCCTCTGGAGGAGCTACTGGAGAATATTACTACGATCAGGAGATTACCGGAACAACTGCTACTTCTGAGGATGTTGATACACTACTCGGTACACTGATTGAGCAGAATAATGATGTTGTTCCATCTTCTATAGATTGTATTGGAGGACCAGGACAGTATAATAGATTATTTATAGGAGTTGATAATAAGCTTCACTTCTCAAAAGCGTTGAAGCCTGAAAGTTTCCCTGCTCTTTATTATGTAGAAGTTGGTACTCCTTACGATCAATTGTTATCTCTACAAGATTGGGGAGGTTCCTTGTTCATGTTTACTAAGGAGACAATATATGCTCTGCAAGGAACAGCTCCTGATAACTTCTACCCTAATCGGACGCTAGTGAGCAGGGGATTATTTAGTAAGAAGGCAATCGTTAAAACAGAGAAAGGAATATTATACTTAAGTAATGATGGGATATATCTTTTTAATGGACAAGTTGAGCAAAAGATTAGTGGTAAGGTTGATGCCTTATTTAGAGGAGATATAGTTAATGGGATTAATCCTCTCAACCAAACTCATATAGATACTTGTTGGATAGTATATCATAAGAATAAATTATTTCTTGGATATCCAGATAGTGTGAATACTCTTCCGAATAAAGTATTGGTTTTCGATTTCGATAAAGCTAAGTGGAGTATATATGATTACAACCTTATTTTATTAAGTGCGTATGTGGATAAAGCGAATAGTCGATTATTAGCTGGAGATTCTAATTCGACCATACACACTCTTGAAACGGGGGATGATGATAATGGAGATGCTTTTACTTTCAAAGTTAGGAGCAAGGAATTTTCAAATACAGAATCCGTTGCTCCGATTTATGTAAGGTATGATATTGACAATGATGGAGGGAATACACTCTATTCTCGTATTCTTTCTAAGGGAGTTACAACTCATACTCATACTATAACTGATAGTGAGAATATGAGAAGGCGTTTCTTGGAGCAGGAACAATACGAAAAGATATCCTTCGAGATAGAAGGACAAGTTTCTTCCCGTGTAGAAATAGGAGACCTCAATGTCAATTAAAGTTGAAGACTATTCTATCAACCTATCTTCTATTACCGAACCTCAGATTCTTCAATTGTCTCAGAATTTGAATAGAACTTTTCGTAAGCTTGAGGATAGACTTGATGAGATGGAAGCGGTAAGAGGTAGTCAGTATTTTAATACTTATAGATGGGAGTTAGAATATGTTAAGGAGGAATAATCATGCCTAGTAGACAATTACAGAAAGCACTGGAAGACCAGAGATTGGATGAATTTTACAATGTTCTTGGGAAGTCTCCAGGAATAGAAGGAACGAGAGCAGGTATAGCCGGGATAGAGCGTCCTGATATTGCAGGACTTACGGAGCAGGCTAGGACTGCAAGTGAAGGAGCGGTTTCTCCATTAAGACGTTTGCTAGAAGGGCAGGTTGGTGGGTATTTAGGAGGAGAAACTCCTATATCCGAGATACCTATGTTCGCTTCAGGTAAGAGTACAATAGAAGCCCAGATTGGCAAAGCTAGGGAAGGTGCTAGAGGGAGACTTGGAAGGGGAGGCGCTCTTGAATCAACTCTTACCGATATAGATATTGGAAGAGCTAGAGGACTTGGAGATTTGGAATCGAATTTATTCGGTCAAATGTACGGGACTGGAACTGAACTCGCTAAACTAAAGTCTGGAGAGTTTGCTCAATCCCTTGCTAGCCTAAGTGGATTAGCTGGACAGACCTATGGAGCGGACGTTCAAGCTCAATTAGGATTGGGAGAACTTGAATCAGATATCTTCAAGACTAAGGTTAGCGGTGCCGGAACTCTTGCACAATCACTTGCCGATGTTTATTCTAATATTGGAGCAGGTCAAGGATTTGGAGAGACTGCTGGAGGAAGTGGGGGATTCACTTCAACAGTAAGTCCAGAAGTTCTGAGTGGATTTGATAGAAGTGGTCCTTCTGTATTCGGAGAAGGATATTGGAGTACCCCTAAAAAGGGAGAAGATACAAGTCGGTATAGTTCAGCATATGCCAATTTTTAAGGGAGGATATCATGCCACAAGGAAGTTTAGCAGGACAATTATTCCAAGCCAATCTTATGAAGGGAAGGGCTCTTGGGCAATTAGAGGTAGCCGATAGAGAAGAGAAGAGGGCGTCTAGGATAGAACAACATAAGATAGAAGGACAGAAGCTTAAGTTGGAAGAGAAGGAAGGAGAACTCAAGCGGAGAAATGCTCTTCAACTCCGAGATAAGATGGACCAAGCTAGTATGCAACAGCAGTTGGTACAGACTCAAGGAGCCCTTCAACAATCTCTTGTGGCTGCCGCCTCTAGAGGAGCTATTGTTTCAGAAGAAGATAAACCTGGGTATACGAGTGGTATACCTACTGAAGTCGGAGTTGTTAGGGCGCCGTTTGAAGAGGAGACTAAGGAAGGAGGTGCTTGGAAGTTCCTCCACGAAGTTAAGAGAGGAGATAAGGCCACTGGAATATTCCTTACTCCTGATGGGAAGATACAGGAAAAGGATTACGATATTAAGGAATCTGTTTCCGAGAGGACTAAGAGAGGAGCTAGTGAGAGGGCTGGAATGGTATCAGCCGCTAAAGGAGTTCTCGGTTCCTTAAAGGATAGATTTAAAGAAGGGGAATTGAATCCAATGCTCCAGATGATAGCAGCTATGGAGTCAGCCAAGTCTCCGGGAGAATCTAAGTTCCTTCTAGAGTCTATGGGACAAGTAGCTCCTCCAGATTTCGTAGCTAAGATGGGACCGAAGGAAAGGAATCTTTGGAATAAGACAGTTAGGAGACTGGAGCAATTAGCCGGTATGACTACAGAGAGGAGTTGGACAGAGAGTCAGCTAGGTTTGAGGAAGGAAGAACCATTCTCTAAGATACAAGCAGAGATTACAGCAGGGAGAGGTCTGGCTGAGGAAGCGGAGAGGAAGAAAGGTATGATGGGGAAACCTCCTCAAGCTGTTCAATCTAGATTCGAGACAGAACAGGCGAATAATCTTCTTCCAAAAGGGACTACCTTAGGTAAGCTTACTCCTAAGGGTTGGGAAGTTAAACAAGATGGTAAGACTGTAGGATACTTTGACTAATGGCATTTACTCCGATTGAAAAAATTGAAGTTAAAAGTTCTTTCACTCCTATTAATGAGGAGGAGAAGACTGGATTCACTCCGATTATTCCTGAAGAGGAAGTTATGGAGGATGAGATAGGCAGACCTGTTTTTAATTCTCGTCTTGGTATGGAGAGAGAGTTGGAGCAGGAACCTTGGGACCCTAGTATTCTTAAGACTTATGAGGAAAAGATATCTGATAAGTATGGATTGGAACCTAAGGAAGTAGCGGAGATTGTTATTCAAAGCAAGAAGGAAGGGATATCTCCAGAACAAGTTCTTGATAGAAGGTTATCTGTCGAGGACCCTACCTTCGACCCCATTCCTGTAGCTGTTACAGGAGGGACTATGGTAGGAGTTAGAGCGTTGCAGTCTGGAGCTTCACTTGCTCAATCCTTTTTAAAGGGAGGTATTACGTCCCTTGCTAGTCTTCCTACAGAGGTAGTAGCGGAAGTAGTTAGTAGAGAGGTGCCGGAGGAATGGAGACTTCTTACGAATATTGCCACTGGTATTGGATTGGGAATGACCTTGGAATCTAAACTTATCAATTCAGCCGTTAAGAAGTTTACGAAAGAAGTTACAAAGGAAGCTGTTAGTAAAGCAGCTGGGAAGATTACTAAGGAGACTCCTAACATAGACCTTCCTGACGAGATACTGGTGAATCCGGAGAAGGTATTAGAGAAGGCTCCTAAGATTCAAAGAGCGGAGAAAGCAGTTGCTCCTGGATTAGAACAATATATTTCTCGTGAGTCTACCATGAATAAGACTCCATGGACGAGGCAGATTTATAGAGCAGGTAGGACCTTCGCTGATAACATGGGATTCTCTCGTACCTTCTATGATGAGACCGTAGATGATATGATGAAGAAGGGAGGATTTAATAAGCTGAAGGGGAAGGATGCGGAAGATGTATTCCTTTCTCTTGAAGAGAAGACAGACCTTTCTAAGTTATCTCCTCAAGCTCTCAAGGCCAGGACTGAATTGGAGAAACCGGTTCGAGAATTCAACGATGCTCTATGGACCGGTATGGCCCAGAACGCCTTGAAGGAAAAGGGAGTTCCTGTTAATGAAATCCTTTCGGCTGATGGGATAGAAGGTTTGACTAAGCTCCTTGGAGAGAATGAAATCCCTATAGGATATCTTGATAACTATCTCTCTCATGTATTCCAAGGAGACTATTGGTTAGAGGTTGGAGGGAAGAAGTTAAAGAAATATCCTAATGAATGGAAGGCTCTCTTTGATGCTCAGAAGTTAGTGAAGGAGGACCCGAGTCAAGAGGTTAAAGTTATAGTAGATTCCATAACTTCTCCTGACGATGTTACCTATCTTTCTCAAAGAGGTTTGTGGGGATTAGTCTCCAGGATTAAGGAGAAGATAGGGGAAGATGGAATGGAGGTAATGACTAACGAGCAGATTAGAGATTCCCTTCGTGGTACTGTATCGACTAGACCTAAGAGAAGATTCGTTGGGAACTTTATGAAGAGACTTTCGGATAACCCTAACTATGAGAAGGACCTTCCTAAGGTTATGAAGTATTATGGATATCAAGTTTCTCGTAAGTTGAATCAAGATAAATTTACTCGTGAGGCGGAGAGACTCACCAACGCCATGATGAAAGATGGTGATAGGTATGGTGAGATGGCTAAGTATTCTAAGGATAAGTTTATCCCAGCCGTTCTCGGACATCCTAGTGGATTCGATAAGACTCTTTCTCACGCTGCCGGTTTAATGGGACTTGATAAGCAGATATTTAAGAAGCTGGCTGGTAGAGGACAGACTGCACAGTTTATTTGGGACCTTGGATATTCAGCATCCTCTGCCATGGTTAATAGTCTTCAAAGTATGAATACAATAGCACTTGCCGGACCTAAGGCATTTGGGAAAGCTCTTAAACATGGGGCTGGAGTTAAAGTTAGAGGGAAGATATTGTCTCCATGGGCCGACCCTAAGGTAGTGGAAGAAGCTATAACTGCTATCGAACATGAGGCTTCTCTCCTCGGTACGAGTGTAAGGCATAAAGCTAAATCTCTGCTAATGCCTACTGGATTATTTAAAGAAGTAGAATTGAGGAATAGATTACAGGCTTATTTCTCTGGGAGGGAATATGGGTTTGAAATATTCGATTCACTTAAGAAGGGAGGTAAGTCTGCGGAGAAAGCATTGTCTAGGCTTCGTCTTGTTGTGCCGGATACCGACCCCCTTTACGAATCTGCGCTTGATGTTATACGGAAGAAAGGTGGAGACAAGACGACCTTTGCAACGGAAGCTGCATATGAGATGGTTGAGAAAACTCAATTCAGATATGGGAAGGTAGCGGGGAGTCCTATATTCGACCAAGGGTTTGTTAAGATGATGAGTCCATATAAGTCCTTTCTCATTAATCAGAGCAAGCTTTCTTACGATCTTTTAAATCCTTATGGAATATTCAAGCATCCGAAGGAGGCGGCTACATTTGCGGGATTATATTTCGCTGCTGGAGGGTTGGAAGGGAATCCAGTTCTTGCGGCTTATGGACATTTGGCTGATACAGTTATGACTAAACTTTATCCAGAGAAAAGGAATCTCTCGGAGTATCTTGAGGATAAGGGATTCGATTCAGGTATTCTTGGGAAAGCCGGGGTTGATATAAGTGGTCAACTTGCGGTTAATCTCCCGACTTCTCCTAGTGAAATGATCGGTAGAGTTGGAACTATTATCGGAGATACTTATGAGTTGAAGAAAGCTAAGGCTAGAGTTACTCCTGGGATTGGGGACAGACCTCTGGCTACTAGAGAGAAGAGGAAGGTTTTTCGTAACTTGCTTCCAAGTCAAGCACGTAGGTTATATGAAGCTAATAGAGTTTTTAAGACAGGAGAAGTTATTCGTCCCATAACTGGTTCACTTGTGAGAAAGGTAGACGACCCTACTTTGGAAGCGTTAAAGGTTGCATTTGGAGTTAGAGGATATGATGAGTCTCGTTTGCTTAGAGATGAGATGGCCCTTCAAGAGAGGAAGGAAGCGTTGAAGAAAAGGACTGGGGATTATCGCCAACAGTTTGTAGATTCCCTGGCGGAGGGTGACGTAGGAGGAGCTTTGAAATTAGTAGAGAGTTCCTTAAAAGGGGTAAGTGATTCTCTCCAGATGATTCAAAGAGCAACCTCTCCTAGGAGGAAGAGTGAAGCTATAACGGAATTACAATCTTGGATAGATACTTATGGAAGTACACGTACCTCAGCACTTCAGAATCCTATGATGAGACGATTCATTCCGGAGATGGAAAGGAAGATATTAAAGGGAACTCCAGAAGGCATGAAGTTCGAATCTATTGTTAAATTATATGGAGGCCGCTGATGTCCCTTGATGAATTGTCTAGAGTATTAGGAAGGATTGAAGGAGAGTTGAAAGGTATTAAAGGAGATATTCAAGAAGTGAAGGAGGAACAAATAACACAAAGAGAGATTGTTACCAATCAAAGAATTAAGTCTGCTAAGATATCAGGATTGGTTACGATTGGGGGGATTGGCCTATGGGAGGTTATCAAAAATAAATTTAATCTAGGTTAAGGAGTTAGTTATGTCAGATGGAGTAAAGAGTGGATATAAGACTACAGAGTTTTGGACTACAATGGCGTTAAATCTCGGAGGAATTATAGGTATGATTCCAATGGAACCGAATTCATACGTTATATTGAATGCGGTTTATGCCATATCTCGTGCGTTGTCTAAGATGGGAGTTATTCGCGGAACTCTCGGTCATGTGTTGAAGGATATACCTGAGTAAATAGATTGCCCCTCCTTGAGAGGGGCTTTCTTTTATCCCTTCTTTAATTGTACTATGAACCTCCTTGGTCTATTGTTCAATCAACTTCTTTACTTTCTCAAACCCCCTCATCTGTTAATATCCAATACCTCTTACTTCCTGAAATCTCCTGCTTGGCCATCCCTTGCTCCTCCATACCGTATAAAATCTCCTTAACTGTATTCGCCTTCGCGTGGTACCACATCTTCTTTAATAACGTCCCGTGCTCTATCTTCCCTCCACACTTCCTCATTATCATTCTAACCATTTCATTATGCTTAGTATCATCTGAGAAGGTGACACTTGCGAAGGCGTCCGGCATTTTCAATTCAATCTGTTGAAGGAAGACAAGCGCCTGTTCAATGTCACTCTCGTCCAGTCTCAAGTCATTACACCTACTCGCGTTCAAGGCCATAGCTACTTTAAATACATGCTCACCCTTTCGAGAATAGTAGGACTTTAGTCTAACGTCAAAGTCATTATCTTTAGAATGTATTTGTTCGTACCAATGTTTATATAATGCCTTGGCCTTCGGAGTTATCTCGAAGGAACCCTTGAGTTTCCCGATTTGTATTAGGTCGTGCATAAGGTCTTCCCTTATATCTCTATCTCCAGGTTCGGGAAACGCTACGTTTTTTCTCGGCCCGTCTTCGACTACGAATATAGACCTTCCAGAGAATCCACCTTCAATCATTGTCTTAGGCATTTCTCCTAACCAATTCGGGACTGTGGCTCCAAGTAGATTGATGAAAACGTTTTTATAAGAGTCACAACCTTGTGTCGCTGTTTCGTATTCATCATAGTCTGGGCAGTCATAGAAGTCCGTTAAGAAGGTCATGAGACCTGATGTATAGCTGTCAGACCCTAGCATTTTATGAAGCTCTGGCGAGTACAAGAAGACGCTTGAATGTTTATCGGTCTCAAATGTTTTGTGCATCCTCTTCGACAAAGCTCTCATTGTTATTTTGCCCTTGAAGAGATACTTTAACTCTGCCTCTTTATATAAGGCTACTGCGTAATTCGCCGCTGTTGACTTTCTCGAACCAGAATCTCCAATGAGAATAATATACTGATTCGGATAGGAGAAGAAATGTCCTCTGTCCATCCAGCACTTCCTTCCCAGGGTATTAGAGATAACGCTTATCCCTGACCAGAGATGGTATATCTCCTTAGCTTCTTGATCTTCCGTTAAGTCAAGGTAGGATTCAAGCCAACCCTTCGTACATCTTCGTTCTTCTGGCTGAGTATCTTCAATCTGTGGTTCAATTTTAGCCATGTTTGCTTACTCCTGTCCATACGTTATCCCCTTTATTTTCTATCCATATGTTTATTCCCTGCTTCTTCTACCATCGCTCTCTCTTTGTGCATGGTGGAATTGATGGAATATTTTCTAACCTGTCCCCATTCTCTCATATGTCTTCTGGAAACGTGAGTTATTAATTTATCCCAACCGTCCATAGAGACCGAACTGTCCCACCCCTTTTGGAATTCTTCTCCACAAAATTTACAAACAAGGTTATCTCCCATATTACAACCACATTCTTCTGTCTTTTTCTTGTTCGTATAGGTAATCGCCCTTATCTGAATCATCTAATGGATGCTTGCGAGTATCCTCTTCATACTTATCACATTCATTACAGTCTTGATGTCCTCTTGCATAAGGACATTCTACATCATTAATCCATTTACAATCAGATTCCATTTTAACCTCCTATCCCTTACACTCACTCCAATTACTACCTGTTTCAATATCTAACGGGATTGTTAGATAGTCTCCTCCTACTATAACTGGTCTTTCTACTACTCTCCTGAGTGTATCATGTACTTCTTTCTCCTGCTCTGGATATCTCTGGACGACTACTTCATCATGGACTTGTATGAGAAGTTCTGCTCCCTTCGGCAGTGCATGGTCAAGTCTGACAAATGCAGCGTTTATATAATCCGCAACTGTAGACTGCGGGATATAGGAGATTGCTTCCCTTTTTATAGGGTCTCCCCATCTACCGAAGAAGGTTCTCTTCCTTCCCATCGGTGTCATTAGTTGTCTTGTACTATTCAACTCTCCCTCTATCTTATGATGCCAGGCTTTGACCATTGGGAATAGTTTGAAGTACTCACCTTGGACTATCTTAGCTTGGCTTACCGGTATTTCACAAAACATGGCCAGAGTGTTAATACCCATGCAATAGTTTGTACCATGGACCACTCGCTTAGCCAAAGATCGCTGCTCTTTCGTAGGCGTTACGGTATTAAATATAAGACGTGCAATCGAAGAATGTATATCCCCGCCTTCGTTAAATACATTCTTGAGTCCTTCATCTCCACTCTCCCATGCTACTGCCATTGCCTCGGCTTGTTTAAGGTCAGCGGCATCCAATACCTTCCCTTCATCTGGTACGAATATCTTCCTCGACGAAGGAGGTATATTCTGGAGATTCATGCCACTTCCGAATATATTCTTCCTCGAGGACAGCCTTCCAGAGACTGTTAATCCATAGGATGTTCTCATTCTGAAATCCTTATCCATCTTTATATCCACGTATGTAGATTTCAACTTACGGATATTCCTCAACTCAAGGATCTTCTTCAACTCCGGTTTATGATGTTTGACCGCTAGTTTTTCTATAATATCTTTACCACTAGAGAGTCTCCCACTTTTCCTATCATACTGTTTCGGAAGCTTAAGTTTATTATAAAGATATTCGGTTAACTGTTTCGGAGAATTGATATTAACTCCTCCTGTTATTTCGTCAACCTCTTTTGATAACTCTTCCTCCCTATTATTAATTTCAATAGAAACTTCCTTAAGAAGATCAAGGTCAATCTTCACTCCTCTCATCTCCATTCTCCATAGAGAGTACATTAGCTGGTGATCATAGGAGAAGTAGAACTCTTCCATCTTTGTCTCTTTTAGCTCTTCCCACAATTCCATAGCTATTTCGAAAGTGGCGGCTACATCGTTACAGTTGTATTCCCATAATTTAGAATCATCACTGTCATCCTTAGTAGTCTTCCCGTCTTCCTTCCAATATGGAATATCAGTGTACACACTCCCAAGGAAATCGAGACCGTGAGGGAATTCTGGATAGAGCAGAGCATGTGCTCTCATCGTGTCCATCCATATGTTCATGGAAGACTGTGTAAATTCTTCCATCTGAGTCAACTCGAAGTTGGCGTTCTGTGCAATAACTTTTTTGGTGGCTAGTAGTTTGACTACTCTTCTCCATATCTCATTTTCCTCAGTCTCACTCCATACAGGAGTCATCTTATTTAGGAGAGGGATACAGAGGGCATAGTCTTCCCTGTGACCTAAGCCTATACAACGTATGACCTTCGCTGATCGGAATGTCTCAAGGTCAAGGCTGATATACTCTCCCTCTTCTTGCATCATGTCAAGTTCGGTTATATAATCTTGGAAGTTAGTCATACCGAATTTATAATTTCTTTCCTTCCTCTGCACCTCTGGGAACTCGCTTTCCTTTCTTATCCTTTGAAGATCGAATGAGAGAAGGTGAACGAAATCATATTGCCTTAAGGCTAGAGCAGGGTGAATGCTTGGAATTATTTTATAATCCCTGTCTGCTTTAATCCCTCCCTCACCTTCGGACAGTTTGAATATACTACCTCTATACTTAGTGATAGAATTAAAACTATTACCCATGACAATGCGAAGAGCAAGATTCCCGAGAGGTATGATAACATTCGGATTGACCTCATTAATCTCCTCTTGAAGTTCCTTTATATAGTCCTCTGTCTTAATTCCTATTTCGTATAACCTCTCTATCTTATTCCCAGGAGGACGAACCTTAACCACATTGGTTATATAGATTTCATTCCTTCTCAGACCGGCACGGGATAGGCAGTTATCAAGAAGTCTCCCTGCTGTGCCAACGAATGGTTGACCATGCTTCTCTTCTTCTGTACCAGGAGCCTCTCCTATTATCATTATCTTTGCGTCTTTGGGACCTATCGCTTCAACTCTTTTCATAGGTTCTCCATTAATTCCGGATTTTCGTAAATATTACCGATTATTTCTACTTCTTCCATACTTACCACTTCTTGGTAATCTGGAGTATCTAATTTATCATCAAAACAAAAACACGCATTCTCACTATCCCACGCAACTAACTGCTTTCCAAATTGAGGTTCAAATATTATATCCCCCTCATATATCTCCTTGCCGTTTTTATCTTTGAGGCCGGTGTATTGCTGAAAGACTATATAATCCGGCACGAAGTCGGAACTAATAAGCTTGCGATTTTCTAATACAGCCCTAACGTCCGTAAACGCTCCTATGAATTTATCTCCTTTTTTCGTCACTCTAGGACTCCAAGCTCTGAACTTAATCTCTCTATTCATGACACCTCCCCTTGTTCTTTAGCTTCCACACTCTTGCAGAAATCTTCTAGGATTATCCTACAAACCTTAGACTTTTGTCCTTTCCTTTTAAATATCTTCTTCAATCTTTCATCCAGTTCTACCGGTATCTCAATTTTAAAATCTCTTAGATTATCCTTCCTCGGCATAGTTCTTCTCCAATTTAAGAAGTTTGGCGGTTAGATTCTTCTCCGCTTCGGTTAGTTTTTCAATTCCTTCCATGGCATTCGTCGCTCCCTCTTCCACACACATGCAGATACCTCGTACTATCCCTTGGAAGTTAGCGTAATCGTGGAGCTTATCTATATAGTATCTTCTCTCTTTATCATCCATCTTTTAATACCCCCTTCATATTATGTTTAGTTCCATAGGTTAATAACTTCTCACTTCCTACATTAAAGTGGTTCTCTGATAATTCGGTTGATATACACTTCCTCTCTGTGACTAGACAACCCTCTGCTGTCCATCCGCTTCCCCCGAACCAATCAACTACTAACTCTCCCTTTATACTACCGAGTTCAATAAGCTCAAGTGCCAATCCCAATGGCTTCTCAGCAGGATGTCTCTTATCTTTCGCAGGTAGTGAATCAAAATTAAATACACTATAGTGAGGAGAGTTCAACTTGTTTGGCTTGTCTCCTTTCCAGACGTGGAAGAATGGTTCATAGTTTGGAGCGAAGTTGGTGTACGGTCTGAAAGATGTACCTCCATGAGCTTTGTTCCATATTGCTGGGATTGGGTCCACATTAAAACCTGATTCCTGAAGCATAAGATGGTGCTCATGGTGGAACCTACTTGCGTAAAATATAAACGCATGACAACCCTCCTTTAATACACGGTAAGATTCTTTATAGATGGCGTCACAAAGTTCCAATATATCCTTCTCATCATCTTCATATACCTCATCCCAAGATTTCTTAAAGTCGTAGTTCTCTCCCAGTCCTACGGCATATGGTGGATCTGTTATAATTAGGTCTACGGAGTTGTCGTCCATAGAGGCCGCTACGTCAAGACACGAGGAGTTGATTAGAGAGACGTTTTTCACTTTTGTGATCTTAGCACTGTCTTTTATTTTGTCGTCTACTGGTGAGCTATCTGAGAGACTTGAGACTAGCAATTCTCTCGTCTCTCTCTCTTGTATTCTGATCGCTTTTCGATAAGCATTACTCTTGTCTTTCTCATCCAGCAATTCAGGATATTCCTTAGACATTTCATGTAACATGGTGTCACGGACTATCTCCTGTTTACTCACTCCCATGAACTCGGCGGTGTCTTCTTTGTTCCACTTACCTCCAGCCTGTTCGGACTTGAGAGAGTGAATGTCAGACTTCAACTTGCTTTCTTCCTGCCATGTCATGGACTTCCTTCTGAAGTTTTCCTCAAGCTCTACCTCTTTCTTTTGGAGAGGAGTTAGTTCCTCGTATACCCTAACTGGTATATCTTCCCACTTAAGGAGCTTCATTGCTTCTAGCCTACGCTCACCGGCTATGAGCGTACCATCCTTATGGATGGTTATAGGATTTATTAATCCGTTATGACGTATACTCTCGGCTAGTTCGGAGAGGTTACCGAAGTCCTTTCTGGCGCGGTCGGTTACTTTGATCTCTTTAAATTTAATTAAGGTCATATCTCCTCCACATCTTTAGGTAATGCGTATTCAGGATTTTTATAATAACCAGTAGATATCTTATATACAAAATGTTTTTTCTTAGTAATAAAATATCTGCCATCACTATAACATCCTTTAATATCTCCGTCACATTTCCAAGTACCTCCAACTATAATACCTTCTCTTGTTTTTGATTGGCTAGGCATAGTCACAATCTCTACTTGAGAAGATGTAATCCATTTCCTGTATACAGGAGTAAATTTTACTTTAGTTCCTATAAGATATTTCATAAATCCTCCAATTCTTTCCTAACAAGTTCTCTTATCTCCTGAAGGTTAAAGAAATCTCCGGGACAGGTTCTAGTTTCATCTCTCTCCTTATGTCCCTTAACTTCGTCGAATGGTATATCCATTATGTAACATAGGCCGGTTACCAACTTTATTAATTCATTCTTAACAAGGGTTTCTAGGTCATTGACATTATAATTCCCTACTATACAAATTCCAATAGTATCATCATTGGCCCCGAGACAGTGCGCTCCGTCACGGTAGAGAGCACGTCCGACTAATACTTCTACCTCTCCCTTAACCTTCTCAATACCGAAATGATAACCAACGTCGTCCCATCCTTTCCCTTTATGATGTCTTCGGATAGCTCTCCAGTTTAGAGAATCTCCGTCTTCAGATAGACTATGGTGGATGGTGATTCCTTTCCATTTTTTGTGCATTTTAGATATGTCTTTTACTTTCGGTTTAACCATGATGATTTCTCCTTAGGTTTATCTTCTTTGGTATTATTTTTTCTGGCATATTTATTCTCCCTTCTCCTCACATATAGGTTTATTCTTACATTCCTTACACATTTTAGATAAGTGCCAATAAACTACTCTCCTTAGATATGGAATGGACATCTCGACTCCATTCCTAATACAATATAAATTCTCTGGTTGAGGTTCAAATTCATCATTATACTTTCTTCCCGGTTCTCCCATATTTACTCCTCTTTATATTTATATAATATACACGGTAGTGAAGAGATATCTTCACAAGTTTTCTCGTATCTACAGTTATGACAACGGGCGTGAACGAATCCCGTCTTGCTGTCTATATAGGTAACGTTATCCCTCTTCTCTATATATTTAACTACGGCTTGCAAGTCTTTTCTCATCTTGTCTCCTCAGAGTGTATTTAAAATTGGGAGGAGAGGTCTTGCCTTCCTCTCCTCCCTATTATTGTATTAGAATCCTTTATCTGTTATAAGGATTAACCTTCGAGACTGATACCAAGTTTCTTAGCAACGTCCTCGGCAGATATACCCTTAGCCTTAAGAGCGGCCATAAGAGCGCGTGAACCGGTACCACCACCACTAGTAAGTTCCCTTCTCTTATTATCCTGAGCTATGATTACCAGTCGCTGGTTAATCATGTTGAGAAGTTTCTCCTCACCGAGACTTTTCGTCGCCTCTGATACGGAGGTATACTGCTCTACCTCAAGTGTTGCAAGTACTTCCTTTTTGTCGCCACGGCCTTTAGATACTTCTACTGTTTTTACTGTTGACATTTTTACTACTCCTTATTTTGTTTATGGGTTTATTATTGTACTATAGACCACCATGGTCCATTGTACTATTTAATTGGACACCAATTTCTTAATAGAGTTGGTGATTTTATCCTGATACTGCTGTTGAGTGACGACGGCTATACAGTTTCTACCAAGCGCATCATCAGTTTCGAATGAACCATCCTTACCAACACTGAGACCGAGTGCCTCTAGGTGATTGGCGAGGGAGAAGTTCTTTGATGTGTCTTCGTTGATAACGGTATAGGACCATAGTCTCCTGCCAACGTAATCAGGATTGTTTATAACGTCGAAGGTCCACTTGATCATGGGACTACCACTTGACTTTGAGGTTGTTACCTCGGTAGCCTGACAGCTTACTTCGTACTGACCGTCTGGAAGTGGTTCGAAATCACCACCAGCCGCTGCTTCCTTTATTTCCTTGTCGTTCATGTTTACTTCTATCTTCATATTTTCTCCTTTCTTTGTTTTGTATTCCCCCTAGGCAAGAGAGGGAAGGTTGTTTATGTTATAATCTATTTCTACCCCAAAGGGATGGCTTTTACTTCCAACCTCTCTTGATTCACACTTGTCAATTCCTTCACGTGAGAGAGTGTGGCCTGTGTAATAGCCGTTGACTCATTCGCTGCAAGGATTGTAACTGGACCGAATACAATCTTACTCACCGCTGCCCTCTCCTCTACTTCTATTGGTGCTGGGTTCTCTACTGCTATTACTTGATATATTTTTCCGTGCATTTTAGACTCCTTCGTTATAGGTTTAATTACATTAGTTACGTTTGTTGTTGATTCCAATTTACCTGTTTTACAATTAACTTCAACCTTCCCAAATACTTCCTGCATCAACTCATTAGGTGACTTTGGTTTTAGTTCTTGTTCCAATTCCATACTCACTACCCATTTTAGGTAAGCATCTCTATTAGGATTCGTATAATCTAAAACACAAGTTGCGCAACTGTTAGGCACTAAGGTAGTACATGCAGTTAAACCACTATTACAGAAGGTAATATACTTACCTTCTTTGGTTATTGGTATGTGCTTTCCCTCAAATTGAGGACAACTCTTTGTCTTCTCCTTACTTCTCATATATTCCTCAAAGGTGTCTGAGTGTGCATTACGTAGTATACATTCCGAACAGGAAAAACTACTGCACTCAACCGCATTACCGATTACATCACATAGATTGCCCATTGACTTGGCTCTATCTATATCTACATAAATGTCCTCAAGACGATCACATTTAGGAATATATAAATTGTTAAACTTTTTGTGCTTCATATCACTTCACCTCAAAGTCTAGTTCACTATCTTTCAGTTCCACCCCCTTATAGTATTCATCAATCCTCTTACTCATAAGATTAATGTCGTTAGGAATAATCTGTGGGAACATTCCCATCGGACTCTTCGCGTTCGTTACTCCATTAGACTGTGTGGTGAATACGTATTTATTACCACCTTCTTCATTGATAATATCTCCGTATACCACCACGCTTGACATACCTTCCGGCGTAAGTTTCTCAGATAGGAGTTTCCCAAGAGTCTTCATCTTTCTATCCTCCCCGTCTTCCTCATGTGAGAGAAAATAGACTTTCAACCCGGGACGAAGCTTATTCGCCAGGATTAATATGTCCCATATATTCTTAGCCATTTGAGTGAACTTGTCGAAGCCTTTGATACTGGCTTTCTGCATAAACTCGGTGGCCATGATATACTGACCGTCGTCGATTATGAGGTTCTCTACTTCTTTACTCTCGGAGGAAGCTCTCATCACCCTCATCACGTCCGTGGCCGAGGATACGTTAAACATATTCTCATTCGGGATATATGAGTGAGCCTTCGGGAATGGTAATTGTTTTCCCATTACATTCACAATTACTGTATGTTCCGGGTCACAGTTACGAATGGCAGTTGTCTTACCTCTTCCTGATTTAGATAGGACTAATACCAGGGTACTATTGTGCTGAGTAGTTTCTGCCATTTGTTTCTCCTCCCCTTTTCTAAAGTCTGCTATTGCGTTATTCTTTTCCAATTATCTCACCCCCTTTTTCGCTTCTTAGTTTATGCTTCAATCTCTTCTGTCCCTTTAGATCACTTACCCTTAGGTTGGATAGTACCTTTACTTCCGTCATTTCTTCACCTCCTTTACATACATTTTCTTACTTGTTGATGTTTGTTCTTTCCAGTTATATAGAACTTCATTTAATAAGTGCAACGCATCCTCTAATCTTACCTCTTCGTCAGAGGTAAATACTCCCTCTGAACCTGCTTGTTTTAGCATACGTCCTAAATTACCTTGCAAACCCATTAATCTAAACTTACTGAAATTCCTAATTCTCGCCCATTTCTGTGCATTGGTCATATGCTTAATCCTCCAATAATTTTAAAATCTCCTCAACACTCTTGCCTTTCAACATATCTTCAATCTTCTTCTCAATGGATTTCTCTTTCTTCTGATAACTACTTACACCTATCAATCTAAGCTTCTCATCCTGGTAATCTCGCATTAATCCTCTTTGACTCTCATCATCCTTAGTAAGTAGTTGGAGATAGAAGGGAAACTTAAGTTGTTTATCATCCTTGTCTAGTGGACGGTGGATGAATTCCAAATCTTCTATCAACACATTGGCACTTGATAGGAGAGGACGATATCCTTCCGAAAGGGAGATACATTCTATCCCAGCTCGGTTCGTATCTATCCATTGGATACGTCCGAGAGCTAATTTGTTGCCTATTATATCCCCAACTTTTAGTTTCATATTTTCCTGGAGGCTACTCTGCAAGCCCCTTAGCTCTCTCGTTAAATGCCTATCTCATTAAATAGAACCATAGCTGTGTTTAAATATTCCTTAGCAGATGCAGCCTCGTTTATTGCCACTCCCTCGCCTTTCTGATCAAGTCGTCTTTGCGCAGGCTTCAATAGTCGCGCTGCATAACCCCTCACTGAAATTGGACTTGTTAACTTTTCTCTCTAATTCATTTATTCTATTCATAAAGTCAATATATTGCTGTGTTGTTAATTCCATGCCATCCTCCACAAGCCATTTAGTTTATTCGTTATTCACTCGTCTTAACATCGAATGCTGCCTTCATAAATCTTGCTGCCCCTGCGTTGGTCCACACCATTTTACAATTTTCATCTATGCAATTTTCATCCATAGCGTCATAAAATGACATCGCAAGGTTACAATGCCAACTATTGGCATAGTCTGGGTCGGCCTCAAATGCCTCTTTCAAGGTTTTCATTGCCTCTTCTACTTTTTTACTCATCGATATTCTCCTTGTTTACATCTCATAATCCGCAACCCCCTTAGTTTAATTGTTAGAGGGGTCTTTTGCCCTTCGGTGTCCGTTCGTAAAGCATTAGCGCCACCTCTGTTATTCCCGGCACTCTTCGTGCGTTTTGCCCCGTTTCAGTTTCCCAGTTTCGCCATGTGGTCGGTGGGGTTTTAAATTTAACCGCCACCTCGCCCAGAGAAAGACTGGGGAATAATCTTTCTCTGGCCTCTTTTAATTCCTGCGGTGTCATACAACCTCCACCAGCCTTGCCTTTGTTCCATCTGAGTTATCAGACCATCCCTGCCTGATAAGGAACTCGCTCCAAAACTGAACCCCGAATGTAAACTTGTTTCTCTTATACTTAGTTTTTACATAAACTGGCTTAAAACCGTTCTGCTCTACAAATGTTCCCTCTTTTGCGTTTTTTACTTCTATTTTTGCTGCTTCAAGTGTTTTGGCCATTTTGTTTCTCCTTGGTTTCTTTTTATTCTTGCCCATGTTTGCAGTTTTCCGCATGGCCCATCTCCTTTACTATACCTATTATAAAAACAAATAAGCGCATTATCTACGCAACCAGCAAGCCACATAACCCCACGCTGCAAAGTACTCATGCCTTCTTAGCCTCTTCCTTGAAATCATCCTTTATTAACTCAAGGGTTCCTATTATTCCCGCAAAAGTGATTTCATTTTTTTCAGCATGTCGCCTTATCACCGCTTCTATTTCTTCTGCCATCTTGTCTAATTTATCATCTTTCACTTTTTATCTTCCTTTCAACGGCATAATCCGTTGAGCTTAAATGTTCTATTTCTTTTGCCTATAAGCCTTGCAACACTCGGCACTACACCAGCTATTATTGTGCTTGTGTTCTTTGCCACACTCTAGGCATTGCTTTACGGGCTTTGGTTTTGCTTTAAAATATCTAGATGGTTCCGTCAAATGCCATCCGCTTGCCGCCATTGTTGCCACCAATCCAAGATACCCTGCCTTTTTCATTTTATTTCTCCTTAATTAAAGTTTCACATAACAAGGCGCTCATGATATCACCTTGTCTTTCATGTCCACGCCCCAGAATATTTCTTTCTCAGAGCAAAGCTGCATTGATGCTGGAATAATGTAGCTTGAGGCAATGCCATTTCTATCGTTGACATTTTGGAAGCTTTTTTTATTTCCTCTATGCTCATAGTTTTCAAAACTTCATAAGCCTTATTCATCATGTTGCATACTTTAGTAGGTGTCATTTGTTTCTCCTTGGTTTCTAGTGTGTTCTTGGTTGCGGCTTCCGCTTACCTCAAGCGTTATAAAGCTGGCTTATATACAAATCGTTTGTCATCAACCCGCCTGAACCTCAATATCATTTCAAAGGGTCTTTTTACTGGTTCGTCACCCTTGCACTCAAGGAAGTTATGTAGTCCAGGCTCCACCCTTGCTTCTACAACCCCACTGTGATAAGTGTTGGCACTAATATCTATCTCCTTTGTGAACCCGAATAAGTCTAATTCAATACGCATGGTTTCCTCTCCTTGGGATGTTTCGCCAGCACGCTAAGTCTATCGTTATATCCCTCACCACGTGACACCAATCCTTGCCCTGTTTCTCGGTAGCTGCTACTTTGTGGTTGCATTTTCAGTGCCCCTACTCGTGCAGTCATAAAGCGTTGCATCTGTCAACTGCTTTTCAAGCTACTCGTCATTTCCACAGACCAAGTTCCGTACATTTCTGGTGCCCCATACTCTGCCTTTCCTTGGCGACTGATGCCACTCGGAAAAGGATATAACTTTGTCTTTGCACTCGTATGCTTTAATCATCCCACGGTTTCCATATTTCCTCTACGTATAACCCCTTAACTTGTGCCTCACACATTAATTCATTAGAAGAGGCGCAGAGTTTAACGAAGGTGCAGTTCCAACATGAGCCGGTATACATTGGGAAATATTTATTCCCTAGACATTCGTCTATCTTTCTTTTGGTATCCATAACCCAGAGTTTCCATTGGAATATCTCCTCGTCTGACCTCGTTGTGACCTTTCTAAGGAAGTCTTCCTTGGTCTTGTAGACTCCTAGGATATTAACTATGACTCCCTTACAATCATACCCTAGTTCCCTAACGGCCCAAGTATATCCGGTCATTTGGTGGTTCGGTTTATCATTGAAGGAAGTCATATTTGAGGAAGTCTTATGTTCCATTATATAGATTCCATTCTTCATTTCTACGATAAGGTCTGCCCTTCCCACGAACATTATATCTGAGGATAATTCGGCTGTAAGACCACTCTCAACCTCAAGGACTTTGAAATACTCCGGGAAGTATTGCTTGACGTAGGACTTCATTATCTGAATTCCTTTCCCTAAAGTTCTCTTAGAGTCGAGGCCATCGTATTGAGAATAATCATTCTCGAATAGGCATATGGCTTCCTCTAATGTTCCGCCCTTATAAAGGGCCTCAAGAGCTAGGTGGATAGAGCTTCCGAATAATAAGGCCGAAGGGACGGCTCCCTTAGGAACAAGGTGTCGAATATGTCTCCAGTAGAAATGCTTAGGACACTTATTAAAAGCCTGGAGCATGGTGTTGTCTAGGTATAAGGTTTCCGACATTACTCCTCCTTTATTGCTTCTATCTGCTTAATTTTCTCTTCCTCTTTGAACTCTTCTGTTGTCACTTCTTCAAAACTTGCCTCTGTTAATTTCTTGGAGGTTTCTCCAGTAACAAAACTTTCTGCACTTTTATAGGCTTCTATTTTACGTTCAAGTTCTTTCTTTTCTTTTTCTATAGTATCTGAGAGTCCTTTAAGCGCACTTGCCATATCGTCTTTAACTTCCTCAATAGTAGCAGGGAATAAAGATATATCATCATTACCATTATATATTTTAACCTGTCCCGTTACGTTGTTATAATCGCGCTTGAATAAAAGCAATTGGATGAATGTTTTTTTACCTGAATTTAATAGATCAGTTACTACTCCAAAATAAGCTTCGTTACTATTGTAAGTTTCATCTATTAACTTAATAACATTCCCTTTGTGTAGTTCGGTTATTCTTAATATATTTGTGCTTGATTGTATTAACGTTCTAGTTTGCATCTTAAATCTCCTCAATTATTGGTTTCCAACTTTGGTCCCATTCTAGTCTGACGGCTATATTCTCTGCTCGGTATTTGGATGGGAAGAGTCCGATTAGGACTAGACGCTTACCTCTTTTCATAGTTAGTTTATGAGTATATCTATTCATTTTAATTCTCCTTAGAGAGTATTTGTTCGGTAATAAGTGGGAGAAGGTAACGTGCTTTCTCAAGATTGAGCCTATCTCAACTCCGGTAAGACTGTCCGGACACGTCACTTTCTCCCATGGTGCTTATCTCTTATTGTACTATAGACCGTTGGTGTTCATTGTACAATCCTTTACATACTCTAATACTTCCTCCGCTCACTAATCCCAGCCAACACCCCTAATACGAAGGGTATGAATACGAATACGAATGCCATTAGCGCCATTGTCCAGTGGTACGGCTCTTGAGGATTAGAAGGCATATCCCCTATCCTTGTGATGAAGTAATAGGTGAAGCCTAGGATATAGGTTATTCCTGATATTTCAAATATATTTATTTTCATCTTAATCTCCTATTAGTTCGAGTATTTGGCTTGGTGTTAGCTTCTCAAGTAACTTCGCCATCTGCTTCTCTTCCTCAGTTTTCTCCTTCTTCCTTCCCTTGGAGATAGACTTCTTTTGAATCCTCTCGGCGTTTAGAATTTGGAGCCTTTTTAATTCTATGTCTCGATTCCTTATCTGCTCCCTGAACTCGGTTGGAATTACTGCTTCCATCACTTCTTTCGGAGAACAGATATATTTAAGGTCTCTGAGCTTATTCGTCCACGTCTGCATACTTGGAAGGTTTCTCTCCAAATAGGAGAGTGTAGCGACTTCTCCGTTTATTTCCCTTATAATGGCAATACCGATTCCTTTCTCGACTATATCTCCCTTTTTTAATTCCATATCATATAACTCCAAGTTTATCAAATATATCTTGAATGGATAATCCTTCAAGCTGTTTCATTATGTATCTTTCCTTTGCTCTCTCACTCCTCTCGGCCTTCTTAATTGACTCCTGTCTGGAGAGTCTTTCGAAATTAGCCTTCAATCCTTTCTTGAAACTTTCATCCGTAATATAAGGGGTTATCTTATCAACCTTCTGTGAGAAAGTCTCGAATTCGAGATTATATTTAGCCTTTTTAAGATTTCCTAAGGTGGTATGTCCCACATGAGTCACTTGATTTCCTTCCCTGTCAAGTATCTCAACTACACAAGTTTCCTTTGAATCCCTTTTTATGTGAAGTATTTGTGTCTTATTATCCGATAATTGCTTATTCAGTAATCTTATAGCTCCCATTTTAAATCTCCGTTGATTAGGTGGAGTTCTTTAGGAATGTTCAGTTCCCTACTCGTTTAAGTATTTAATCGCCCACAACTACATGGTTATTCGTAACATGTATCTTGATTCCTACTGCATAGTACCATGGCAGTTCAATTCCTTTTGTTTCTTTTAAAAGAATTGCTTTTCCAGTACCATCTAGGTATAAGATACCGACTACTAAAAGTATATAAAATGTTATAATTAGCACCTCTGTTTTATCAAATGAATCCATTTTAAATTCTCCTTTTCGACTTTTGAACCTCACTACGCTCGTATGAACCTCGTTAAAACTCGTTAAAACTCGAAAGGTTTAAGCGTAATCTTTAACCTTCAGATCGAAATTTGTTAAGATTTTTCCAAGCTCGTAAGCCTGAGTTGTGAAGAGAGTCTTTATCATTGATACCTTTAGATTATGTGCATCCTTTGGCTCGTGATATTTGGTATTATTAGAAATTCTCTTCAATGTACCTGTAGAACGACTACCGATATAATTAGTCATCTGATTTCTCCTCTTCTTCAATTTCTAAAATCATGGTCATTTTAACTCCAAGTGGAATTTCACTGAAGTTATTTAACATTGGTTTTGTATCTGAGATATGTGGAACTAATGTTCCGCCAACTCTTTCACAAACAATTTCCTGTAATATCAATTTCTTCTCTCTAATTCTCCCTTTTAAAAGTGCCCTTAGGCGTTATTGAATCTAATCTTGTCTTGTGGGATGGTACATATGCAGTGTGTTCCAATAAGGCAAAGTGAACATATTGAATCCACCCATGCAACGGGTCACTACATCTTCCATATCCCCTTCTCCCTTCCTCTATTATTTCCTTCATACAGAAAGGACAAAGCTTAACTGTGTCCATTCTAGATCACCTCCTTTTTCCTATGGCTTATTTTCTAAATTCTCTGATGACTCGTTACACTCAGTAATATGTACCGAATCAATAAACTTATCTAATATTCTCCTAACCTGTTCACTAAAGGTAATTTGATTTTTATCTGCAATATAACCTACTACTTCAACTTCCCTAGGTGTGAAGTATATCTGCTTAGGTATTTTGTTCTGTTTATCTTGATTTTGCATTTTTAATTTCCTTTGGTAAATTGTAGTCTTTGCAAGTTGACGCTTTTTGTATTCCCTTTCTTAAATCAGGTAACTGATAATCTAAATTTCCTAATAATGTCCAATGTCCTTTAAGGCAAGACATTTCTGACGATTCCCAAGTATTTGAAGAGAGTGCAGAACCTTCTTCATATTCAAGGTGAGTACAGAATAAGCAAAGTTTGATTTCCATTTTATATGTCCCTGGGTTTTGTCTTGTTTGTATGATCGCTCTCTGATCTGTGCTAAGTATCTCATATTGACATATGTTTGTCAAGCATATAGTGAGATTTATTTTCAAGCGATATGAGAGACGTTCTTAAGTCATATAAACGTGACTATCAGTCTATGCTCATACGTGCTCTATAAGACGATCTCGTTCGCTCAAGACATACTTTCAACGTGATTGATTGCGTACTATATAATGATACAAGTCACATGATGAAAATGTAACTAGATTACTTTCGCAGAGTTCCTAATTGAAAAAGCTAATAAAAACAAGTACTTATGAGAGAATTCCTAATAATTCCTAATGTTGAAAACTCACTTAAGTATCTAATATCATTGAGAAATATGAGAGAATTCCTAAAATTCCTAATTCCTAATAGCCCCTCTGTCTCTCCTAAGGTTTATTAAAAAAAAAAAAAAAAAAAAAATAAAATAATAAAAGAGACTA